GCCGGTCTCGGCACGAAGGTCGTGTGAAACCTCTGGGTGGATACCAGCCCAGTATAGGTCGTCAACACGTGGCACAGCCTTGTTGGTACGCAACTTAGCAATAGCCTTACGAACATCTGCTGAAGTGATGGTACCAGTAGCCTGGGTTACAGTAGCGGTAGAACTACCGTCACCGTAGATTACGTTAGTACCCTGACGAAGCACAGTCTGTGCAACTTCATCAATACTGTCAGCCATGTTGAAGGCGATGATGTCAGCGATAGCTGGATCAACATCAGAAAGGCTGAATAGTTCTAGCTTGCGGGTAGCAAGAGCAGCGTTACCGTATTCAGCAAGGGTTACTGAAACTGAAGTGGTGTTACCGAAACCGATAGCATCAGGATCAACGGTCTCAGAAAGAACGCTGGTGGCCTGAGTTAGGTCGCTGTATAACTGGAACACTACAGATGAACCAGGCATAGCCTGCTGTACTGGGCGCTTATCTGCTACATCGCGGATAAGTGGGACTGCACGAAGTGCGAATTCGACATAACGGTCATACGCTGCCTGTACAAGTGATGTACCAAGCGAACTTCCCGATGTGTCAGTGTAAGTATTAGTTGAACCATAAGGGGTGTTCGACATATGCTTACTCCTTTACAATAGTTTGAATGAATGTGGCTTAACGGTTTCGGCCCAAGCCGACAATACCCATCAACGACATTAATTCTTCTTTAGTTTGAGCGCTAGCAATACGATTCGCTAGATCCTCATCACGACCAGGGGTAATACCCGTAGAAGCAGAAGTGTTAATACGTTGCTCGGTAATTGCGTCTTGTGACAATTCCGTTGGTTCAGACTGCTCATTGGTACGGAATCCAAACACATCAGCGTTCTCATCTAACCAAGCAGCAATCTGTTCGGGTGCTTCAACATCGCTAGGAATAAACTTAGCAATCTTAGAATTGACACCCTTAGTCTCCAAAACGTCTCGGACTGAGCGTTCACGAAGATTATTCTTGACAGCAGCGAGTTGCTCCTGTAGAGCAGCACGATCCTTCTCCGCTTTTTTCAAAGCTTTACGAAGGTTTGCTGGACCACTACTATCTTGAACTTCATCTTCGAAGTCGTAGTCGTCATCGTATTGGTTGGCCATTACGCCACTCCCTTTCTCTTACTGTTGAGCGTGAACCAAGAAACATACAAGGGGGAGTATGTTTCTGCTTTCACTACCAGGCTTCTGATACACACACATGGGCTGGTCGGTCTGTGCGGAGTGGATGTGGTGGGAGTCGAACCCACGTACCGTTTCTGTCCGTCATGCGGATTTAAGAATCGGGCTAACCGGTCACACCCTTGTCGGAACTTAACTAGCCGTAGCAATACAAGGTTAAGCTCCTATAGAACCCATAGCGCCTGCGGCGGGATGGGAACTAATTTTATTAAAATTGTCCCGTGTTATCTGCGTTCAAAGAACCAGATGCAACATTTGATCTACCGGTAAACCGGTCAACTTCTTGTTGTGATAACTGTTGGCGTTTGCGTTGTGCTGAAGCTAAACCACCAAAGATTTCCTGCTCGGCAGTACCCTGATTGTATTGGTCGTTACTGATCTGGGCTAGAGTAGTCAATCCTGGGGTCATAGCGGCAATTTTAGCCATTCCTTCTTCTGCACCTGTTCCAGTACCAATACCGCTAGCATACTGCTCATATTGGCTTGTAGGGGCTTGTGTGAGGCCCTGACGTAAAGCGGCAGCGCCATACTCAACAGCCTTTGCTTGCTTTTCAATAAGCGGCAAAGCAGCTTCAGGATCAAGCAAATGAGCAATCATGTGACCGGCATCCAAACCATACATGTTCTGCATTGCTTCCTTGTAATAAGGATCAGTGTTATCCACAGCCCTAGCAGCAGCATCAACACGTCTTTTAACTGCGTTAGCAGAAAGGTCTTTTTCAATAAATTTTTGAAAATCAGACTGATCATCATAAAAACCTTTAGGCAAACCAGCATCTTGCAAAATTGACTTGTAAGTAGACTCAGTAGCTAAATACTCTTTAGGTGACAAAACAGGTAAACCTGCTTTCATACGAGCATCATTAGCAGCAAAACGTTGCTTATACTCCGGGCTATCCTGAAGCAATAATGAAGTAGTATCTTCCGAATAACCTTGATAAATGTATTCAGCAATACGATCAGCCAAAGAACCAAGATTGTAACTAGCAAACCTTGCCCTCAAATTAGCAATAGCATCTTGCTTCTCGGAAGCAGTTAAATCAGCCATTAACTCACCAATCCAAAGTCAGAAAGAATCTTACGAGTAGTAGAATCAACAGCATCACGAGCGTTCTGGGTTGAAGCCCAACGTGGATCTTTACGCAAACCAGTTTCAAACTGCCAAATAGGTTGCAACATTTGTTTATTATCTTTATCCAAACTAGTTAAAGCTTTATTAATAGTAGGGTCAGATAAACCAATATTTGCTGGTGGAATTTCTAAAATTTTTGACATACTAGTAATGTAAGGTGAAGCAACCTGAGCAACAGTCATACCTTTATCAATTTGGTCAGCAGCCCAAGAATACTTAGACTTAGCCACATCATTAATTGTGCGCTTCCAATCATCAGCAGTGCTTTTATTTTCAGCAATATCCCTAGCAGCGTTTTGATACCATCCATCATCATAAGAAACACCCATGTTAGCACTGTGGGTTTTTAAAGCATCCACAGCGTTCATTGCTTGACCGCCAGTTACTTCACCAGCACTAGCAATACTTTGCATGATTTTATTAGAATCATAAGCATCACCAAAAACAAAAGAATCGCGAGCAATTTCTTTAGCTTGCTGATCTGTTAACTTAAAACCAAGAGTATTTGCTTGGGCTTTAACGTTAACAAGGTTCTTAGCAACACCCTCTTTAAAGGCACCAGACTTAGATTTTTCTTGACCAAGCCTTTGTGTAACCTGAACACCATGAGTTTGGAACCAATTAGTTTTAGCCAAAATGTCCGCAGCGCGTTGATAACCAGTAGCATTAGCGGCAAGGTCAGCTTCTCGAATGTCTGCAAACGCTTCACGAAGTGTATAACCCTTAGAAGGATCCGTAGTATCCAAATCAAGAAGATGGTCAGTTAAACCAAAATGTGAAGAAATGTAAGAACTTACAGCAGCATTGCTAGGCCTTCTTGAGGGCATCTTTATCCACCTAACTTGTTAACTAAAGCATCTAGTGCGCCACGAAAAAGGTTATCTGCTTTAACTGCTTGACCCTCAGTAGTATTCTGTAGCTGACTAGCGGCAAACCCTGCAACATCTACACCACCAGAAGTAGTGCCAGATGAAGTAGAAGTATCAGTTGAAGAACCCCTTTTAGTTGTACTTGTTCCTTTGGCATTACTTTGTGCAGTATCTGTACCTGATGAAGTGCCAGTAGCACTACGGGTTGTTTTATTGGGGTTAGCCCTAGAGAAAGTATTTAGCGAAGTAACAAAAGAGTTAAGTTCATCTGCTGTAGGGGTACGACCTAAAGCGCTTTCAAAAGCGTTTGTAGCAATGTTGCGCACTTGGTTGAGTGAATAAATTGTTACATCGGAAGATGTTGACCTAGATGTTTGGGAAGTATTAGATCGAGTTGTTCCATTAGCTGCACCTGCACCATGTTGTTTATTGTATTCGGCAATAAGTCCAACAATATCAATAGGACCAGGGGTGTCTGTTGGTACAAAGTTTCCATTACCTAAAGCCATTACTTACTACCTTCCGTATAAACTTTGTCATAAACAGGATCATTAGAAAAGTAACGATCATAAATGTCAGCAAACCCAATATCTTCTTTTTTCAAATTCTTAATGTAAGCATCATAAATAAAACGCACAGGAAGATTGGATTTGCTATTTATGTCTTTAACATCCTGTTGAGCCAAAATACCAGCAACTTGTTTACGAGCATCCAAGAACAAACTAATAGATTTCCAAGTAGGATCATTACCATGATCTGCCACAAACTTTTTATCATTCAAAGCAAGATTGAAAGTTTTAATAACATTCTGATAACCATTCTTGGCATTACTATTGTAATCATCATACCAGTCATTATTTTGTTTGCCCAACTGTGTAACAACTTGACTTTTAGCAAACTGTAAATCTTCCGCACCCTTTTGCTGGTAAGAAGTTAAACCACGATCATCAAGCATCGTATCAAGTTTAGAAACAGCCTGACGGTACTTAATCCAACCAAGTTTAATGCCATTATCTTTAGCAGCTTCCTGCGGACTTTGACGACCACGAAAAGTTAAATCACTGCCAGGAGAAACAGTATTCTGTTGTTCCCACATGTAAGCAGCCTGCGAAAACTTGTAAGCACCCTGACCATTAGAAGTAATCAAACCAATAAGTTTAGGGTCAAGATGGCTAACCTCAGCAACAAGATTACTGTACTTTTTAGCATTAGAAACATCGTTTACAGAAGAACCAATACCGGCATTGTTTTTAGAAAGCGACATAGTGAAGTCAAAGAAATCATCACCATAAGTTTTCCAAAATTCAGTAGGGGCGTTCTGCTTATACTTTTCTTGGTACTGACGGTACTGGTCAATGTAATACTTGTAAGGTGAAGTAAACGTTGGAGCAAACGGTAAAACCAAGTTAGCAACAGTACGCATGTTATAAAACGAATCAGTAAGACTCTTAACATCTTTATCAGATAAAGGTGGTAAACCCTTTTCTTTACGTTTATGTTGTTCAGTCTGCCAAATCAAAGCATAAGTATTAGCATACTGTGGATCATCCTGGCCACCAGCTTTAGTCATTTGACGGCGAACCCAACCAGGTAACATGCCTTCAACAGCACTGCGACTAGGACCAAAAGGAATAGCCCACTTTAAAGAATCTTCAAACGTAGGCTGATTCTTAACAATCTCCGAAACCGGGATAGCAACATACGGGCCAACAGGTATTTCTGTACTTCCTTGAAAAATAACATCAAGAGAACGTTTCTGAACACCCATATGGTCTAATGAAGATAAACCTTTACCAATACCGAAAGGTAAACTTTTTAATGCTGAAGGAACTTCAATCCAAAGATAATCATTCATGCTAGCATGTTCTGCATCAACAGGTTTGCCGTTAGCATCTGTAGCAATACCAGCACGATTAGGCGCAGTAAAAAGAAGATTAGCTCGGTTAATAATCTGTGGCTTTTCATAAGCCAACTTAGCCCAAGTTTTAATCGAGTTTTCGTATGCTGAAAAGAATGGTGAAAGATACTTCATAAATGAAGCAAGATTCGTTTTACGATCAATAGTAAACAAAAGTTGTTTAGTTCCACGCAAAGCATCAGCATGTGAAGCCCGCATAGCCAAATCCATTTCTGAAGAAGAAAGTAATTCATCAGGTAACTCAGAAACAGGGCGACCATTTAATGCAGTAAAATCGTTAATACGTTGTTCCAAAGAACGGCGATACAATTCTGCATAAACAGGATGCCTAGCCCAAGCATCTTCAGGCATAGCACCAATAAGTTTGAAAGCACTATTAATTAAATTTTTAGATTTCTTGGAACCAACAAGATTCAAATTCTCAGCAATAACATGACCATGAATAGTTGGCAAAGTGCTAGGTTCTTTAAAAGCTGAACGCAACATTTCAGAAGTAATTTCAGAACGCTCCGCAAGTTTAGCCTGCAACCCAGCATCAGGCAGATACTGATCAAGAATGTTTTTAGCAGTCAAAACATAATCTTTTGCTTCTTCTTTATCCAAACCCAAACGACCACGCAAGATACGACCACTAGGATTATTACGAAGCCAAGTAGCAACCTCGTAAGGGTTTTCACCAGCAGCAAGTTTGCGAGCAACTAAAGAATTACCAAACTGATTGTTTACAGTTTTAGACCACTCTGTCCAGTAATTAGGATCCTCTGGAGTTACAGCACCAAAACCGGTATCAACCATTTTGCTTGAAAGCATTTTAGATTGACGGTCAACAAGTGAAAGGTAAGAATTTTCTGAACTGGAATTATCCCAATGGAGATCACCATAAGGCCCACCAAACGCTTCAGGAAGCGTGTATTTGGTTCCATCAATTCCAGTGTACTCGTAAGTACCAGAAGCCATACGACGATTGCCTTTTTCAAAACCAGATAAATGTTCATTAGTTTTATCATACATTGCTTTCTTTTCAGCAAGCAAAGTTTCAAAAAGATCAATGTCAGCTAGACGACTGGAATCATCATAGTGACCTTCATTAACACCAGGAGAATTTTTAAAAGTATCACGGTCATACTGCACTTGGTCTTTAAGATGGCTAATCTTTTTTTCAATCTGTTCAATCTGTTGACCAGTAGTATCAAGTTGAACTTTATAATCTTCATAACCCATTGACTTGTTTAAAGGATTAAGTTTATCAATAGTGCGTTTAGCAGCCGTACCAGTATTGTAAATAAGGTTTTCCATACCTTTACCAAGGTGACGGAAAGAAGTAGTAGCACCAAGGGAAGAGGCAACACGAAGTTGTGCTTCAATACTGTTACGAGTCATGTAACCTAAACGGAGCAAACTGCCAACTTTAAACAAAGACTGCATAGTGTCTAAATGATTGATAACATCGCTACCACCATCAAGCATCCAGCCCATAGCCTGTTTCATGCCTGCGTTTTCTTTAAGAAGATTGTGACGGCGCAACACAGAGTTAGCCATATCAAAATCCATCATAGGCAAAACGTTAGCTGTTTGTGACTCAAACAAAGGTGCTTTAAAAACAGTTCCATCAAGATCAACAGCATAACCGCGTTCCTTTAAAGAAGAATAAGCGGTAGCGCGAGCGCGTTTGTAACTATTGTAAACAGTGTCAGCAGTTTCAGTGGTCAAACCATGCTTCAAAGCAAGTTGACCAAAGATTTCACGCTCCATAATGTAAACAGCTTCAGCGCGTTGCTCTGGAGTAAAAGAACCCAAATAGTTATCAAACATAGTACGAGCATGTTCATCACCAACATTAGCAACTTTCATTGCCCGTTTCAATACAGCAGAAACTTCACGAGACGACTCAGCATCATTCAAGTTAACAATACCGGCAGGTCGTTCACCAGCACCCCATGAAACAAACTGATACATGCGGTGGAAAGGGGTAGGTTGGAAAACTTCAGTTTTACTCAAAGTAGTCGAAGGCAAGTCATAAAACTTTGCGGCACGACCCTCAGCAACAAAACGGTCAAGAGATTGGAAAGGTGAAGAACCAACTGTACGGGTAAGTACACCACCAGGAGTAGAAGCAATTTCTTGCAAAGCCCAAAACTTATTAAAATCTAAATTGTTTGCATCAAGGGCAGATTTTTCTGCACCAATCTGGGCATGAACAGCATCATCTTCCCAAGCAAACTTAGGAGAACCATCAGC